GTACTGCAGGGTCCCAAAGGCCCGCGTTCCATCTTCCTCAGCTGTTGGCGTACCGTTCAGCATGCCGGTTGGCTTGTTCACACCGTCGCCGCTGACAATGGCGTTCTCTTCACCCTCGGCAAACGCCTCAAGCATAGAGTCGATCAGCCAGTTTTCGACATCGAAGAACATATCATCCAGCGACTCTTCTGAGGCGCGCGGATACGCATAGAGCGTGCCGAAGGTCGGCGCGACTTCCGCCAAGGATGGGGTGTTGGTCTCGTTGCGCGGATCGGTCTCGCCGACCCAGCCGTAGGACTTGCCGCGTGTATCGACCAAGATCTTGAAGTCCTTCGATCCGGCGCGCTGCACATCCACAAGACCCCGCAAGGGGCTGATCTCAGGCAGTTCCCGTTCAATGCGACGCGCGATGAGTTCCGGCACGGCGTAGCCGCCACCGGCGTCGGTCGTCGTGTCGACAGCACGCGTCTCGATGTCCTCCAACTCGCCGCGCGCACGCTCCGAATTGGGTCGCCGAAGGAACGCCAAGAACTTCTTGCGGTGTTCGTCCTGTTCCGGCGTCGCCTGATCAACAAGGTCTTCGCCCGAAGGGCGGGACATACGACGGGCCATTTTGTCCATATCGTCCCGCAGCGCCTTCAACGCCGTGATCTCTTCGGTGATGGCTTCGACCTGTTGCCGGGCAACGGGGTCCTCGACACCGCGCTTGGCGAGTTCTTCCAGACGAGTGTCGTTCTTCTCCTTGAACTCTTCGAATGTCGCCAGAATCTTCTCTTGGACCTCGGCGATCTCGGCGTTCGTCGGTACACCGTCCTTTGTCAGATAGGCGGGTCCATCTTCAGCCATCTTTAGGATCAGCGCTGCCTGATCCTTTTCGATTGGGCTGACGGGATTGGCCGCAAACGCGGACAGCGGCAAGGCGGCAACAGCCGCCAGTAGCAGAAGCTTTTTCATCATTTTGCTCCGATTAGGTTTTCAACAGGGCGAGGATTTGATCGCTCGCCGACTTGAATTCCGCCTTTGCCGCCCGCGCCTCTCGCTCGTCGTTGCAAATGCGCTTGACCGCACCGACCAAAGCGGTCGCTGCGTCCCTCGAAAACCCGCCTTGCTCCCCAAGGTAGGCCTCGATTTCCTTGAACGACGACATCTCCCGGATGTCACCCAGGGACTTTGCCCCAGACACCCGTGCGTCACCGTTCGCTGGGAACGTCACCAGTGACACTTCCCAAAGATCCACTTGCTCTAGGTACACCTCGCCGGTGTCTTCGTCGCGACGTGTCACCTTCGGCATGAAGCCGATGGAAAGACCTGTGAGCGCACCGGACTTCAAGAGCGCATGCGCCTCGCGACCCCGCTGCGTTTCCAGCTCCAACTTCCCTTCGACTTTCAGGCCCTTCTCGTCCTCGACCATGTTTGTATAGACACCGATAGGCTCCCAAGGGTCATGTTGCCAGAGCATCGCAGGCATGGTGCCTTGTGCGCGGTGCTCAGTAAGCGACGCCTTAAAGGCGCCCCGCTCGACAATCTCGCCATAGCTGTCCTCGACGCCAAAGACAGATCCGTAGCCTTCGAACATCCCAGTTTCGCTCAAAGCGCGGATTTCCAACGGCGCAGCCGTGCGCCGGTTCTTCGACCGTAGATCACGAGGCATCTTATCCCCCTTCGGTTTCTGTTTCTGGTGGGGCCAACGTCGACGCAGCGGGTTCCCGCAATTCATCGCCACCCTGGATTGGCGGAAGGCCACGCTCCGCGCGAACCTCGTTCACCGTCATGAATGGGACACTGCCACCGGTTCCAAGCGCCCTTGCGAAAAACTCGCCTTGATCCTTCAGGCTAGCGCTCAAGACCTCGCCATTGTCGAACTTAGTGTAGAGCGGCCCCGCCCCGTCTAGAATGAACTCGTCAAGACGTTCGCCCCAGTTTCGCTGCCACTTCAGGACGGTGCGCCGATTGTTCGCGGCAAAGAACGCCTCCGCGCTGGCATAGGTCGCGGTCTTGTCGGCGTGTCCAACCATGATTGGAAACACTCCGAACGCGCGGCAAATTTCTTCGATCTGAAACCGCCGCGTCTCAAGCGCTTGGGCATCCTCGGCGGTCATCGCCATGGCTTCATACTTGAAGCCATTGTCGAGAACGGCGGTTTTAAAGCGACCGGACGCTTTCGAAAACCGATCGAACTGATCCTTCAGGCGTTCGACCGCATCGGGACTCAGCGCGCTCTCAGTCGATAGGATTCCCGACGGGCGTCCGCCGTTCTCGTGCAGCCCCGACATGTTGTCTTCGACCGCCATCGAAAGACCGATTGCCGACGCGGCTTGCTTTACAGAGTTCAATCCCCGCAGGCCGTCCCAACTGCGATTTCGAATGTGCAGAACCTGCGTATGATCGAACTCGCCGATCAGCCCAAACTCGTCGTGAATACGGTAGAGAATCGTGTCTCTGTTACGCCGTTCTATTTGAACGTTTTGGGGAAGGACTGGCAGAAGTTCACTCAGTTGGTCGTTTCGAACGTCGCGCACTGGGACAGCGACCGCGTCCCCAGAAAGCGCGGCGTGCAACGTCATCATCTCGCGAAACTCAAACGAGGTTTGAAACTCGTTCGGGCGACGGTTCAAAAGTCGGTACTCTGGCGCGTCCGTCGCCTTTTCGCGTTGGCCGTCACCCAGGTCGCGCATCACGTGCAGTTCCGGAACCGCGACACCGGAGGCGATGACCTCGACGCACGCCAGAACCGTCGAAACCTCCAAGGCAGTCTGTGTCGAAACATGGCGACCACCACGCCGCGCCCCTGCCTCGTCCAAAAGCTCTGCGATCTCATCAATCGTCCGCGATTTGCGGCGGAACCAACCGAACATCGCTAGAGAACCGCCATGTCCATTGCTTCGAGGTAGCTGGCTGAACGGACTGTAGGATTCAGATCCATTAGAAACGCTCCGATAATGTGCGCGATCAACGGATCGACTTTTTCAGCCCCCGCCGTTTCCTTGGTGATCAAGATCCCGTTTCCTCTTCGCTCCGGCTTCGCATTGCTAACCGCCCAATCGAGAATGGGCTGATTGTGCGTAAGCCGCCCGTCATAAAGCCGCCGCTCTAGGCCGGTGATTGCGCCAGTCAGGCGAAAGCCCTGACCCACACCTGTCAATTGATGCTCTGTGTACCCAAGTTCCGCCAATCCATCGAAGACGCCAGTCACGCCCCAAGGGTCCGCCCCGACCGCGTTCTTCTCAGGCAAGAGCCCCGCCGTACGCACCCTCTCGCAATACGCAATTGCTCCGGCCACATGCTCTTCGGCGGTTTCGGTGATCGTCAGATCGCCGTCTTCCTCGAAATCACGCAACTCAGGTTCAATTTGCGACTGCTTCTTGATCATGGATTCAGTGCACCAGGCATGTACCCAAGTTAGCCAGTCTCGTGACCCTGCTTCGCGCCCGATGACCGCGAGCGAAGCCAAATCCCACATACCGCCCCAGTCGATTCCGATCACCGCGACCTCAGAGCGATCCAGAAGGCGCTCGAATGTCAAAGTGTTGTCGTTGTTTCCAACCCAGAACTCCGACCCGGCCCAGCCGTCCCCCTTGTACCCCATGCCGATTTCGACATTGAGGTGTTGCGACGCCATCAAGGCTAACGCGTCTTTACCTTCTGCCTTGGCGAAACCGTCGCGTAAAAAGCGAAGGCTGACCGAGCGGCCTAGGTTTGGATTGACCAATCCCCACGTGTCTTCTTTCCGCCAGCTCTCGTTCCGCTGCATCGCTTCTGGCAACTCGTAGAGAACGGCAAGCATCGGATAGTCCGACTTGCCATCGCGCACGTCTCGCGCCAGTTGAAGCTCTTTTTTGAACTGACCGCGCGGTGGCGCCTTCGACTGCGTGGTGATCTGCAGCATGAAGCCGTCTTCGCGCGAAGCGAGGCCGCCGCGCAGCTCTAGAAACACCTCCGGCGCGAGTTTCTTGGCGCCAAGAACATGCGTTTCGTCGATCAGGATATACGTCCCTTTCGACCCGGTAACGATCTCCCCATCTGCCGACAGGATCATGATCACGGCACCAGTATCGCGATGCGTGATCGCCTTCTGAGCCAACTGAATGTGGAACGTCTTCGACAGGTATGAGTCCAAGGCGATCATGCCCCGGATCTGTTTGAAGGCGATCCCCGCGATCTTTTGCGTGGGCGCGATCAGCAAGCACTCGGCCTCGGGCCGCTCGTTCATGATCGCCGCTGTCAGAATGATCGCGGCGGCAATTGCCGATTTCCCGTTCTTCTTGGGCACCAGCAAGAAGAACTCCCGCAAGGCCCGTATTTTGGTTTCTGGGTCGTACGAACCAAAGATCGCGCGAACCAGGTCGAAGACCCACTCACCGCACACATCGCCATAGGTCGGCGTTCCGTGCAGATCAGGCACCCGCAGCCGCTTGAAGATCCGCAGCGCCTTTTCGGCCACCTCGTCATACAGCGGGAGTTCAGGGATCAGGCTGCGCCCCTCGACCAGCCTGTTTTCCCAATCCGGGACCGCCGTATTCCACATGGCGGCGACATCGGGGTGGATCACTGCGGATACTGCCCCGGTGTCAGGTCACCATCCCAATCGCCCTGTGCGTCACGGTTCTGCGTGACCTCTTTCGCCTCTTGCGCAGCCTTGGCTTTCTTGCCTGGCGTTTCGTCGACAACCTCGGCCTCGGGGATATCATCTCCGTCGTCACCGACTGGCACCGCCTCCCCTTTCTCGTGAAACCGGCGCCCTAACAGCATTCGGTCCTCGCGGTCGACCATAGCGTCGAAGTACTTCTGCGCCGCGACGTTGCCGTCCTGGGCGAGCCCGAAGGTCTGCATCAGACGAGCCGCCGTTAGCGCATCTCGCGCCCGATCCCGCTCCTGCAGCTCGGGTCTAAAATAGCGCTTGAGCGTGGGAACGCTGATCGCTTTGCCGGTACGCGGGTCCTTGATGACTCCCGCGATCCGTTCGTTGCTCCACCCCACCGCCAGCAACATGCTGACAACATTTGCGTTTTCCTGCGTCCGCTCAAACGGCGGCCTTCCCTTCTTTCGCGGCACGACAAAACGGGTGTTCCCAAACAGGTCGACCGTCTGAGATTCCGAAGTGCCCAAAGAAAAAAACCTCCAAAAGGGTGCTCGGCGGGTCTAGGCGCGGGGGCTTGTAGACTTTCGCCCGCCCCCCCGTTCCTGCCGCTGTTTCACGCTGTCGTGCCAAGCCTTCGTCACGGTCTGCAGGTTCGCCTCGTCCCAGAACAACGCTTCGTTGCCCTTGGGCGCTTTGATGTGGTCGACCACTGCGCTGTTCGGCTTGTTCTTTTCCAAGGTCAGCATCACGCCAGATTGCGCGCACCTTCCAAGGTTCCGTTCGATGTCTCTTCGAATGACCTTTGCTCGAAGCTTTTGCCACCGCGCCGTCTTGTACCAACGACGTTGCGGCGACTGCGCGTCCCGGTCGCGGTCACGCGTCTCGGGTCGGAAGCTTGCAGCATGACGCGGCGATGCCGAACCGTATTTCGGTTTGAGCGTCGTGATCCGCGCCATGCCTCACCAATGTCCAACGAAGGATGCAACGCAAAGAGCGCCCCCGTTTCCGGTAGGCGCTCTTCGTGATGATGCACGTTTCGTACATCCGGTGGGCTTAAGCCGTCAAGCCCCCAATTTCTAGCAGTCGTACATTCGGTCAAGCGCAGCCCTTAACGCCTCCCGCGCGGGCTCACGCGTTGACTTCGTCCACGACCAACCGTGCAGCGTCAGCACCTCAGACAGCGTTTCCTCGCGAATGCAGACGCAATGCACCAAGCGCCTGACCGCGATCACCTGCCGCTCGCGACCGGATGCACGCTTTGGCGCAAGCGCGATCTCATCGCCAATTGCCGCCTCCATCCGGGACAGCCGAGCAAGGCGATGCGTAGTCTGTTCCGAGTGACCGTCGCTCGAACCGCCGCCGCCTGACCCGTCAAGGCATGACAGCTTGAGCCCTGCCGACCGAAGCCGTGACACAAGCTCAGCGTAGACGCGGCCTGTTTCGATCTGCGCCGTCGTGAACAACTCGGGCACGTCAACGCCTCGCGACCTCGCCCGGCGCCGGGCCTGTTCCTGCATTCGGTCGAAGGCATCAGCGATACGGATTGCGTTGTGGCCGCGATGCCCAGATCGAACGGAGCGGAACTCGCCGTTCGCACCCTTGATCGTCTCTCGTGGCGTGAACTCCTGGAAGGCACCGCGCGCAATCGATGGCTGAATGTCCAGACCAACGGTGTGCGGCGTGGCAGCGGATGCCTTGATGCGCTCGATACGCTCGGCCTCCAACGCAAGCCGCATTCCACCGCGCCGCATCGGCTTCGGTCGAGCGATCAGATCGCGATCAATTCGTGATTTCGCGTTCGGGTCATTCCTGTTCATGGGCTCGTTCCTCAAGATGTTGGCGTTTGGTGGGTTCGTTCCCACTACTGGTTGATTTCGGTTAGCTGAATTGGGGAGGAAGGGGAGGATAAGGGGAGGATAAGGGGAGGATA